TCTATCGAGCACGAGGACCTATGTACTTTTATAGAACACAAGATATGGGGTATCGCACTTCCATTAAAGGATGAAGTACCTAAAGCGTGGATAAATAAAGAAGCCAAGTTAGATATTAAGATTGAAGAAAACGGTAACGTACTATTTCCCGCACCGACGACTCATCAGTCATATATAAGCATAACCACAGAGTCCAGTCGCCCCTTTTCAGGACCTCCTAAGAAGGAAGACGGCTCTGACTTTAGTAGGTGGTCTACGTATTCATTCCAAGCGGACGACTCATTACCTCCGTCGGTGCGCTCCTGGATAGATGAGTACACCGAGAACGAGCGGAAGAAAACAGAAATCCGCGCTAGATTTGCAGGTATTACGGACCAACTGAAATCTTTCTTAAGTACTCACGCCTCGCTCAACACAGCACTCAAAGAAATGCCCGAGTTGGAGATGTATATAAGTGCTGATGACTTAGCCAAGGTACGCACGAAAGGTAAGACGACCCCGACTGTTAAAGTAGAAACCGCTGTCGAAAAACTCGACATAGATGTTGACGCGTTAACACAAGCCGCCGTCGCCTACCGTATAACAACCGCAGGAGATAAATGATGAATAAGTACGTAATTGATTTAACAGGTATCTATATAGAAGACTGGGATAACACCACCATACTGATTGAATGTAACGGTAACGTGGAGGCTATCCCGTTTGATAAAGAGGACATAGTCCAAACAATAATTGATGAAGAGGAGTCAGAAGAGGTGAGCGATGAATAGAAACCAATTGTTTCAACGCCTATCAGGGCACTTTTTATCTGAGCATTTGCCCGAAAATTGGCACGAACTATCGGAGCAAGAACTATCGACTTTTATAGAAGAAAACACATGGGAGCCCCTAGAGCAGTGTAACGCAGACGAGGTATTCAATTTAATTCACACGCTAGCAGATGATGTAGAGGCATTAGTTGAACAAGCACATAAGGATTATCTCAACGGAGACTGGTCCTATTTGTTAACACGTTAACAAAAGTGCATAATGATAGTCCCTACCACAATAAGAAATACACAATGAAACGGGAAGAACTTAACTTAGGTTGGGACTACGCTGTTAAATTAAAACAGATACAGTCAGCCATTAACATAGAGAAAAATGTGTACCTCAACGATACCGAGATTGCCGTCTTGTGCTTCATAGCACGTTTAAATAATAAGATCAGCGTAACCGGTATCATTGAACACCCGCATTTTTCTTTCTTATCAAGGTCTACAGTTAAGAGAGCTGTAGCTAAATTACTGAGAGAGAAACTTGTCCAGTCTTTAGATAGTTCCAACGACAGACGGGAGAGGTTACTTTCAATACTAGAGGAGTAGTACGCATGAACCCCCAAGAGGAACAAGCAATACTATTAAAGCTAATACTATCAACGCGTGAGAAACAAGTACTGTCCTTACGCTTCGGGTTTGACTCAGAAGAACCTATGACACTAGACGCAGTTGGGGAGATGTTAGATATGTCCTACCAAGATGTTCGTCAGGTACAGATACAAGCGTTAGATAAACTTAAGAACCACCCACGGGTCCAGTACCTACGGGACTACCTAAAATGAGTGCGTGGTTCTGTCAATTAGTAGATGAGGAGCGCCGGTGTATGGAGTGGGATGAGTACAAAAAGAACGGGTGGGACGATAGTAAAAGTTTCCCTGTTGAGTATGACACCGGTTACATACTTAAGAAGAAAGAGGAGGAAGAATGAAGACCTGTGTAGTGGATTTGGAAACGTTCTGGGATGTAGGGCACTCGCTAACTAAAATGTCTCCTATTGCATACTGTATGCACCCTGACACAGAGATAATAAGTTGTGCGTTTAAGTTCGGTACTGAGGAAACCGAGGTAATCTTTGGGGAAGACAAAGTAAAAGAATATTGCGCTAGTATTGATTGGTCGCAGTACTGGGTTATCGGGCATAACCTATCAGGGTTTGACTCAATGATCCTAGCGTGGCGATTAGGAATTAAACCTAAACTGTGGGGTTGTACTCTAGCTATGGCAAGGCCGATACATGCCAAAAATGTTGGAGGGTCTTTAGCTAGGTTAGTCACTCACTATAAAATAGGGTTTAAAGATAATACCGCCCTGCACAAAACTAAAGGCCGGCACCTCAAGGACTTTACTGCGGAAGAAGTTGAAGGTATGCGGGTGTATAACAAGGAGGACGTAGACCAATGTTATGAATTGTTCACACGACTCATACCCCAGACGAAGAAGAGTGAAGTACGCCTTATAGATATAACCATAAGGTCTTTAGTAGAACCCCATTTTGAGTGTGATATGGACCTACTGAATAACACCTTAGTGGAGGAAGGTATTCGCAAGAAAGCACTACTGGTAGATGCGGCTAGAAAGATGGACGTGTACGAACTTGGGATGGATGACGACGAAGCCGCCGCGGCGGTACTAAAACTACTTTCTTCTGCGCCGAAGTTCGCCCAGTTCCTAAAGACCCTAGGGGTAGATGTTCCAACGAAAGTATCACTGCGAACGGGGAAAGACATACCTGCCCTAGCCAAAACTGATGAGGACTTTATAGCACTACAAGAACATGAGAACCCATTGGTAGCAACTGCGGCTCATGCCCGTCTCGATGCAAAAAGCACCCTACTCCAAACCCGGATAGTTGCATTCCTCGCCGCCGCTAATGCACACCCAGAAAAGAAAGTACCCATACCATTAAAGTACTACGGGGCGGACACTACAGGACGGTGGTCAGGATGGGCGTACAACCCTCAGAACTTACCTAGAATAAACCCTTACTCTCCTAAACCATCAGATGCACTGAGAAAGTCTTTAGTCGCACCTAAAGGCTATAAAGTTGTAGTGGCGGATTTGTCAGGTATTGAGTTACGGGTTAACCACTTCCTGTGGAAAGTTCCCTCTAGCATGGAGTTGTTCGAGGCTGATAGAGCTAAAGCGGATCTGTATAGAGAGTTTGCTAGCGTACTGTATGCCTTAGCCCTTAATAAAGTAACGAAGGAGCAACGCCAAGTGGGGAAAGTATCTCATCTAGGGTTGGGGTTCGGGGCGGGGAGCAAGACGTTCCAAACAGTAGCCAAACTCATGGGTGGAGTTGATATTAATCTGGACGAGTCGAAAGGTATTGTTGACGCGTGGCGTAGGGCATATCCTGAGATAACTAAAGGGTGGCAAACGTGCCATGGTGCGCTACATACTATACTTAAGGGGGCGACCGGAGCCGCAGTCGACCCGTGGGGCATGGTGTACCCGATACCTGAAGGACTCCAAACCCCTAAAGGAATTATCAGGTACCCCGACTTACGTCAGGAGTTAGATAAGGAAACGGGGAGGTATGAGTTTATATATGGACAAGGACGTAATAAAGCCAGGATTTATGCGGGGAAAATAGTTGAGAACATCGTTCAGCATTTGGCTAGATGTGTAATTGCCGACAACGCGTTAGAGGTTCAGCGTGTATCACGACTCATACCCGCCCTAATGGTTCATGATGAGCTTGTTTATGTGGTGCCTGAAGCGGAAGCAGAACACACATTGGATTTAGTCCAAGGCATAATGCGTACACCCCCCGATTGGTGGCCTGAGCTGTTAACTTGGAGCGAGGGAGACATAGCCGATACGTATGGGGATGCGAAATAAACAGTACACAATAAACCTAAATTGGGTCATAATAATCGCTACGCATATACGCACGTGTTTACGTGTACACACGACTAACTTGACTCTACGGATTATTACACTAATGCAAATTCACGAAACCACAAACTTACTCCTATCGAACCTTGATAGGACGGGTACATGGTTACGGATAACAGACCAATATATACAGGCGCACAACAAGGACCCTAAAAGTTTTAGCCTGCCTAAATCATATGCCCTATTGCAACCTTTAATAGAAGCTTATGCGAACAACCCTGAGGGGTTTCTTTATTATGTTAGGGGGATTAGAGACTCTACAGAAAAAGATTCTGCGGCGTATGCTGAAGTACACACTGTATTCCGAAGGTTAAACGGGAGACTTACGCAACAAATGCGAAGAGAACGAAGCCAACGGGCTACAGAGAAAGCCGAAGAGCTATACGGTACCACGGGGTACCACGATAGGATGCAGTGGGTATCACAACTAGAACACAGTTGGGCTAAGCGAAGAATTTCATTTCTCAGTACGGCGAGCGGAGGAGTAAGACTGAGCTTAGATGAAAGAACAGAACTACTAATAGAGTTCTGGGATGAAATAGATACTGAAATCAATAACGGGAGAAGATTACCAAAATGGAACTAACAAAACCATGGAGTTACTCCGCACTAAACGCGTTTGAAACTTGTCCCCGTCGGTACCAACTGACCCGAGTTACTAAGGAGGCTAGAGAGAAACAAACTGAAGCCACCTTATGGGGGAACCGTGTCCATAAGTCCCTAGAACAATTCGCCAAGGGAGAAAAGGCGCTCCCGAAAGAACTGAAAAAGTACGAAAGGTACGTCAATAAAATATTATCGTACGAAGGGAAACGCGTCATAGAAACACGCATGGCTATTAACAATAATTTCCACCCTACCAAATGGATGGCTAAAGATGTATGGTGTAGGGGAATAATAGATATAGGCGTAGTCGGGTCAGATACAGCTTACCTATTAGACTGGAAAACAGGGAAACGAAAACCGGATTCAGACCAATTAAAACTCTTCGCTGTATTAGCGTTCGCGCATTACCCGTGGATAGAAAAAGTTACTACGGGCTTTATTTGGCTGAAAGATTCTAAGTTCGACAAGGAGGTGTTCACGCGTGATCAAGTTATGGAGATATGGAAAGAATTTTTACCTCGACTCCAGAGACTTGAAACTGCGTTTAAAGATGATAAATGGCAGGCGAAACCTTCGGGGTTGTGTAAAAACTGGTGCCCTGTCGGTTCTAAACTATGTGAATTTTGTGGCGTATAAAAGGAGTAGGTTGTGAAAGAAATAAAAGACTTAACGGACGAAGAGTTAATACGTTACGCAGTAGCAAAAGATAAGTTAACGCCACTTGAGCTAGAACTAATACTGAGGTTAGAGGACCACCTAGAATGGGACTACTATGTAATCCCCCAATGGGCGCTTGAGCTATTAGACCCCGATGAAGAAATCCCTAAACTATTAAACTAAACATGGCTAACACACCGGAAGGGAAAGTAAAAAAGAAGGTGAAAGAATACCTTAAATCTATAGGGGCGTGGTACTACATGCCTGTGTCTAATGGTATGGGGCGCGTGGGGTGCCCTGATATCCTCGTTTGTTACCAAGGGCTTTTCATGGCATTTGAAACCAAAGCACCGGGAAAAATAAAGAATACAACAGCTAACCAAGATCGTGAGATCGCTGATATCAAACGTGCTAACGGGTTAGCAGTTGTTGTTGATGATGTTAAACAAGTTAGGGAGATAATAGATGCCAAAATCATCGAAGCAGGAGTTGGAAACAAAAGCAGCATACAACAAAAAACCAAGTGTTCAAAAGAAACGAGTAGCAAATAACAAAGCAAGGCGCCGCGCGGAAGATAAAGGGTTAGTAAAAAAAGGTGACGGGAAAGACGTTCACCATAAGGTTCCTTTAGCGAAAGGAGGTAGCGATAAAGACTCTAACACTAAGGTAGTAAGTCGTAAAACAAACCGAGGTTGGAGGAAGAAAAACCCCGAGATGTACAAGAGTAAAGGAGGAAAGTAGTGACGGTGGTAAGGATTCTAGTGGCGCTACTCTTAGCGCCTTGGCTAGTTCTATTAGCAGGCACTGTAGCAATTATTCAATTAATAGATGGTTCTTTTTGGAAAGGAGTTGATTGGGATGAGTAACACAGTACGAATGAGGAAGAAAAGCGAGTATGACAAAGTACTAGAACGAATAAATAGCCCTGCACACTACACGCAGGGGGAGATTGAATGCATTGATGCAATTGAGGCTTCCATGCCTAGAGAGCAGTTCATCGGATTCTTGAAAGGGAACGAGATGAAGTACAACTGGCGCTTCGACACGAAGGGTATTACCGATGATATGACCGAGGATGAGAAGATGTTGGTTAAGTTTGAGAATCTGGGGAAAGGTGAGTTTTACAAAAAGAGGCTGATGAAGATGCACACACCGTCCGGTATAGGTACTCCCGAATATGAAAAGGTTGAGGTCGCCTCCAATGATTGAGTGGTTAAATAAATGGGTAAGACCTTCAACAGGACCTGTTGAAGTTAGGATTCAAACGTATGGATACACTGACAGGACAATTGAGAAGTGTTGGTGCGGCGGTGGACTAATAACATTTTACTCCCGAAACGAAAGAGTTTGTATCTCTGATAAGTGCGGTAGAAAGTACGATTTACACAACGGCGTAGAAATTAAACACCAACGATAGACTAACCGGAGAAATACCTATGATGATATGGGCTTCTAAGGGGGTAGTACTATTTAAGTTAAAGAACTCTGAACGGATACTTAACCTTATCCCTACAGCAAGGACGTTTAAAGTAAAAGGTGAGGTACTAACCGCAGTCCCCCACAAAGTAGACGAAACTAAAGTACTAAGAGCTTTAGGGTACAACGTGCCCTCCCCTATAAGGCACTACTATAAATGGCCTGGAAGGTTTAAACCTTTCGACGCGCAAAGAGA